AATGCGTGAATCGTATAATGAGAAATTAGAAAAGTTAGAGAAAATAGAAGAAGATAGAAAAGTGCAATCTCAACAACAGGCAGAGATGTCGAGAGTTCGTGATTATGTAACATCTAATTATGACTTAGGAACTAACGTAGATGATTTTATATCAACTATGAACGATCCTAAATCTATAAATATGGATGAATTGGTCGGCTATTATAAATGGAAAAAGGGCGTAGCGAATGTTCAACAAGCTGCACCTCAAACACCTATACCGCCAAGTAATTCATTTAGACAAGTGCAACGTGCTCAATCGGTTCCTCAACCAATGGGTGTTCAGCCTGCACAATCTAATACTCCTTCTTCTCCAACTGATAATTTCATGGATACGATTGTTAACTCAGATAACAATACAAACATTCTCTAAGGAGGGAAATTAACAAATGGCAACAGATTATACAAATGGCCTAGTTAAGACACAGACACCTGGTGGCGCTTTTGGCGGTTCAGTTGGTGTTGATAATATCAGAAGAACGTTTGGAATTGGTGATAAAGTAGCAGAATTAGCTCCTGCAGAATCAATTTTCTTCTCTTATTTGTCTAAAATAGGTAAAAAACCAATCGATGAAACGGTTTGGAAACCATTGGAATATCGTAACCAATGGCAAAGACGTAACTTTTATGCAGAATATTCGGGCGCAGATGGTGCTGCTCCAATAGGTGTTAAAGTTACTGTAAAATATGATAACAAAGGTAAATTACATAGCTCTGCAACAGATGCTACTAATTCTTATTCTCCAATCTTTTTAGTTCCTGGACAAGTTCTAAGAATTAAAGGTGACGTTTATAAGATAGCAGCAGATGCAACTATCGACTACATTAAGACTGTAGCTGGTGGTGCTGACACTGATTCTACAACTGGAAAAGGTGTAACTGCTGGAGATTATGCTCTAATACCTGATGCTAAGCTTACAAAAGTATCAGATGGTAGTACATTACCTTCCAATGGTTCAGGCGATGGTGACGGTCAAGTAATTGGCTCACAATGGGCTGAGGCAACTGGTGCTCCTGATGGTTGGAGAGATGAGATGAGTGCTGTAGAGTTCTATTCACAGATATTCAAAACATCTGTTCCTTTAATGTCAGGTTCGACTATGGCTACTAAATACAGAGGGTATGCTAATGAGTGGAAGCGTATTTACGCTGAGCACATTAAAGCACACAAAATGGATTTAGAAAATGCATTCTTGTTTGGCTATGGTAAGTACACAGATCAAGACACTAGAAACTCATGGGGTGCTGTTCCATTCATTGAAAATATGGGTGGTAAGAAGTATGAGCTTGATTATTCAGGCGACACACCTTCAGGTTCAGGTTATGACGTTAATGCTGCTTTCACATATGATGGAATAACAGCAGTAATGGATGACTTTATGAGCTATGAAAGTGGCAATAGTGGTCAAAAACTGTGCTTAACATCTAGAAAAGTAATTAATCACTTACATAAAATGAATGGTGGATTTGTATCTAATTCTTTAGGTTCTAATAACCCACTTTCAACTGTGTTTAGTGCTAACTTAGACGTTAAAACATCTAGCTTTATGCCAATTGATGTAACATCTGTATCTACATCATGGGGTTCTATGAATTTCGTAGCACATCCATTATTTAGAGGTGATGTTGAGGACAAAGCTGTATGTATCGACCTATCAAACGTATCATTAAGACCATTAGCAGGAAACGGTATCTCTAGGGATACATTCGTTGAAACTAATGTTCAAGAAAATGATGTGGACGGTAGAAAAGACATGATCATTACAGAAGCAGGTCTTGAGGTATTATTACCTGAGACTCACGCTGTAATTGACTTTGTTGCTTAGTCTTAACAGTTAAAAAAATGAGCCCCTGGGTAACTGGGGGCTCTAATAAAGGAAATAAATGGCCAATATAAAAAACAGAGTATTACAACAATTAGGACAAAGCAATAGTGATTATCTAGATGATGTTTCCAATCATGCTGATGTTTTCACTAAAGCTTATTGGCAGGCATTAGGTTTATTGCCTCCTAGATTATTAGTTGGTAATGTTTGGCCTCCTTTAGACCCAGAAGCTGTTTTAGGTAATGGAAAAACAGTTCCAGCAGATTTTGCAATGGATGATAAAAAAGAACTTTTAGTATTTAGAGTTAAATCAGACCATACTATGGATGGAGCAAGTATTTCTGAACCTAAATATATAACAAGACCTTGTAAAAGAATAAGTTTAGAGCATAGCAAAAAGGCATTAGATCCAGAAAGCATCTATTTTGCAACAGACCATAGTCCAGTTTATTGGTATGGAAATGTTACACCTGAAGAAGGTGTTCCACATATCTCAGTAGCACCAGAAACAACTGGTTGGACAAATAGTACTGGAGGCGACACAAGAATGCCTAATGGAAGTTCAGCATTGTCAGTATACGCATTAAAGAGATATATTTTTACAGATAATGACGTAGATTTGACTAATAACGCTGCATTATTAAGTTTTCCTCTTCCAGATGCAAAAGAAACAGCTGCACAAGCAACAGCAAAAGATTTACCAGAAGAATGTGAAGGTTTAGTAATAAAAAAGATAGCATACGCATTTTTAATCGAAAAAATAGCAAATGCTGCGGTTCAAGACGAAGATACAGAGTTGGTTCAAATATTATCAAGTGAGGCTCAAATACTATCTGAGCAAATTACCGCTGAAACTACTGATATGAATAAACAGTGGGGAGAAACAACATAATGACTCAAAAAGAATTAATAGAAACTATTCAGCAGCATCATTCGCATGTAGGTGAGACTATAATACGTAAAGCATTAAATAGAGCTCAAGACGATTTTGCAGCTAAAACTAAAATTATACATGTAGGCTCTGATAATACAGATGAATTAGTAGCTGGACAAAGATATTACAGCTTACCTCCAGAAGTATTAGAAATTAAAAGAGTTGAAATAGATGAAATAAAAATTAGAAGAATGGTTGACAGACCTACGAAAGGAGACTTTAGTGGCTAGTATAAGTGAAACAGTTGATAAGTTTTTTTGGTTTGTTAATGGAAATAGAATTGGTATTGTTGAGAAAAGTGAAAACAGCCTCGACGGAACTGATAAATATATTTCCCCCAGTGTAGGTGGGCAGAAACTAAGACTTGAGTATACTTCAAGACCTATACCTTTCGATACAGACTTAACTAAATCTAGTGAGTTACCAGATCAATTTCATGAAGCTTTAGGCTATAAAGTAATAGCTGAATTATATAGGCTTCCAGGAGAAAGTTTAAATCTGCAATTAGCTCAATATTATGATCAGTTATATATGCTTGAAATAAGAGAAGGCAAGAAGTATGCTAGCAGGAATAAGGTGTCAGGTGGATATATTATACCAGTGAGTTATTAATGGCTTTTACAAGAACAGATACAGGACAAACAAGATCATTTACTAGAGATGGAGCAACAACCTTTCAGTCTACTCCTGGGTTTCAAGTATTTAATGTAGTTAATAGTCCTTCAACTTTCTCATTGAATAATAAATGGACTTTACAAACAGAGCTTGGAACAACTCCGAATTTAAAATTTAAATACAATGGCAACACTATGCTGGAGTTGACTGGTGATGGTGTAAATAAGCTTTTGATGCCTAACGTAACGTTAACTAACAATTCCTCCTCTCCTAGCACGACTGGGTACTACAATGGAGATGTTGTTAAAGTTCAGGGGGACTTGTATGTCCTTACTGGTGGTAACAATAATTAAAATAAAGCTTTTTAAGGAGGCAAACTAAAATGGCAACATGGAAAAAAATAATGACGGAGGCAAATAAAGTCACTGACCTGACTGCGCCTTCTAGCTCATTCGCAATGAACTCACAAAAAATTACTGGGGTAGCAGACCCAGCTAGTGCTCAAGATGCAGCAACAAAAGCATATGTGGACGCTAGTGCATTTACTTCTTTCGTTCTTGAAGATTCCTCTGGGGACGAAGTTACTATATCGGATGGTAAAGAAATTAAATTTGTTGCAGGTAGTGGAATGATCATTAACTGGTCAGATACTGATAATGGAACTGATGCAGACCCATTTGATTTAGATTTTTCAGTTAATCATGATGCAACTTCTAATTTTGTTGCTAATGAACATATTGACCATTCATCTGTAACTTTAACTGCAGGTGATGGATTAACTGGTGGTGGTAATATTACTGCGAATAGGACTTTTAATGTTGTTGGTGGAACAGGTATTACTGCTAATGCTGATAATATTGCGGTAACTGCTGCACAAACAGGTATTACTTCTATACTCGCAACAGACCTTAAAATTGGTGAAGATGACCAAACAAAGATTGATTTTGAAACTGCAGACGAAATACATTTATATGCTGCTAATGCAGAACAAGTATATGTAGCAGACGGGATATTTGGACCTGAGACAGATAGTGATGTTGATTTAGGTGCTAACACAGTTCGTTGGAAAGATGCTTATACTGACTCTTTAACTACAGGAGCAATAACTTGTACATCGCTAAATACAGGCCAAGGTTCATTTGAATTATATAATATGGATCAAGGTGTAGCAACAAGTAATCAACCTACTTTTGCAGGATTAACTGTAACAGCTTCTTCTTTAGCTGGTGCTAATTCA